GTCAATATTGGGCATTACCTACAACTGCATGGCACTTACATCCTTCTTTAATTTCTCAATTAAGAAAATTAAAAGGATCAACAGGTGGCGCTCCAATGTTTGTTGAAACGGGAACGGAAGATGGTGGGTCATTAGTTTATCTATTTGGATTCCCAGTCATTGTTAATCCTTATTTAGCCGCTCCAGCCGCAGGTAAGATTTCAGGCGTGTTAGCAAATTGGGATCAATTCTTAACTATTGCTGATGCAGAGGAAATGAATATTAAACGCTTTGATCAAACTGCACCTGGTTTTATAACTTTATTTGCAGAAAAACGATTAGCATCAACTGTTAGAAATCCTTTTGCAGGCGTATTTTTAGTAGGGGCTTAATAATGAGCGACACGCTTGGGCAAGTGCCGTATGGAACTACTCGCAATCCGTTCAACTATGATAAGTTTGAACAGATTAGTCGCGACTTAACTACAAACTGGCTAACGACTGAAGAAATAGCGCAACAGTTAAATTTAGGAACTGATGAATCGCAAGATACTTACTTGGAAAGTTTGGAATTAGCGGTTCGCATGCATATTGAAGATTATCTTGGTATGTCAATTTTCCCGACATCATATAGGGTTTATTATGGCTTATCAGCTAATTTTTCAACGCCTGTTTATTTAGATTTGCCAGTTACAAGTTATGTTGATAAGTTTAATAGTGGTAATTTAAGCATTACAAAAGTTGCTTATTATAATGGAAGCACACCAAGCGTTTTAACAACGATTGCTTCAAGTAATTATTATTATGATTCGACAGGAAATAAAGTTGTATTAAATAGCGGTATTCCATCGGATGTAAGCACTTTTAGAACAAGTCCTGTCATTGTTGAATATACACAAAATGCAAACTTTACACAGGCTTATCCTGTAATTAAGCAAGCTGGATTATTATTATTTACGCATCTTTATAATAATAGATCAGAATCAGTAACGGATGGTTTGCAAAAGATTCCTTATGGAGTGGATTGTTTATTAAGACCTTATAAACCATTGGTAATGTAAATGGCAATAACAAAATTTGAAACAGTAGCAGTTAATGATTTGTCTTTTACTACAAGCAGTTATGGTGAAACACAAACAACTAAAACTCTAAAATTTACAAGCAGACCATTAATATCTGAAGTCAGAGCTAATGTAGCTTCTTCAGAAAAATTTAGAATATATAGTGATTTGGTGCAAATGAAATTTAACTACACACCATATACTAGAGATATAGTAGATAACGATAATTTATATTCAATAACTTATCAAAATGTTGATTGGCGAATAGCTGATTCTAGTATATCTAATGATAGAATGAGTGTAACTTTGATATGTTACTTTAACAAACCAAGTGTAGATGTATAGATGGCAACTCAACAAGATGTTAGGTTATACGCACAGGCAATACAAGCACAATTATCTAGTATAGTTACGCCTGTTCCTGTATATGCTAATTTCAATAGAAATTTTGCAACGCAACCTAAATTTATTACTTGGCAATTAAGAGATGTGCATCAACCAGTTTATACTGGTAATGTTCAAAGTATTAAAGGCATAGATACACCTGTTTTCCAAATAAGTGTATTTACTACAGAAATGGCAGATGGTTTTAATATTGCAAATACTATTTTGCAAGCATTACATGGTTATAGTGGAACTTTTGGTAATGTTACTTATAATTTTAAAGTTTCAAAAGCAGATGTAGTGTGGTTATATCATGGATACGACAATGAGATTGGGCTTCATAATATATTTATGGACTGCACTTTATATATACCAACATAAGATTTTTTAATTTTTTAATGTGAGGAAATAAATTATGGCACTTCCAAATAAAGTTTTACCAGGTTTTAGCGCAAGTCTTTATTGCCAAGCTTCAGCAACACCAACACCTTTAACAGTAGCAAACCTTTCTGTATATGCAAGCGTTTCAGCTTTAGCAGTTTCAGCAAATTTATTGCCTGTAGAAGCTATTCCAGCTTTTGGTCAAGATGATGCAATGGCTAACTTTAATGTAGCAGGCTCTCGTCAATCTGACAAGATTCCTACACAAGCCGCTCCAACATCAATGACAATTACTGCCGCTTGGAATCCAAGTGACACAAACCTTTTATTAATGCGTGGCGATGCATACAACGGCACAATTGACAGAACATTTATTATTTCTGCAACTGATGGCACAAACATTGTAAATTATGCTTTTAATGGCCGAGTAGGTCAATTCACAGTCGATCCTAACCCAACGGCTGAAGCTAAATGCACATTTACAATTCACCCGCGCGGCAATCAATATGGTTGGTCAAACAACGCTTAATAAGGATTAAATATGAAATTATCTGAAGCTATTGAATTATTGACAAGCACCTATCAAAGCCTTGATGCAGTAGCTTTAGGCTTGCCTGTCGATGCAAAAGAAGTTGCTGATGCTTTAGCAAAAGCTGATCCTGATAGTGCTGAATATGTTGCACTACAAGCATTAGCTAAAGTTAATCCTTATGAAAATACAAAAAAAGAAAAGGTAAAACAAAATGACGACTACAATCAAGAATAGTGACGACTTATTAAGTTATTTGGTATCCCAAGCTGGTTCAGGTCAAAAGAACTGGTTTGGGTTTGCCCAACAACGCTTAACAGGTATTAATCTAGCGCATGAGATAGCTAAAAATCATGCAGATAAATTAACACCTGAAGAATGTGTTGATTATGCTATTAAGCTTAATAATGCGGTTTACCATAAAATAATTAAGGCAGACTAATGAGCGTTAAATTTGCCGTCAATGGTTTAAAAGAAACTCTTGATGCATTTAAAGAATTTCAAGAGCAGTTTGGCGATAAAGACGCAAAGAGCAAGGTATTAATACCAGCAGTTAGAGAAGCCATGAAGCCTGTATTGGCTATGGCAAAAGCATTGTCACCTAAAGACACAGGCGCATTGGATCGTTCTTTATATATCACCGCAAGGCGACCTACTAGAAAAGATATGAAGTCAAGATATGTAACACCAAAAGATTCTGTTATATCTCTCGTTTCATCTCGACCAATTCCTAAAAAAGTAAAGCAACAATTTCAAGCTCAATATGGTGATTTAAAAGGCAAGGAATATAAAAAGGCTAGAAGGAAGTTTTATACTGAAGCTGGCGTTATGTTTGACGCTAGAGCAATAGCTAATGAATTCGGAACGGCTAATATGTCAGCCAAACCATTTATGCGAGTATCATTAGAATCACAAGCTCAAGCCGTTGCGGCAAAATTAGGAATGATTATTAAACAAAAAATGGATGCTTATAAAGCTAAAAAATTAACAACATAAGGAAAAGATATGAGTAAATTAGGATCAGCGCTCGGTAAAAAATACGAGGAAAATAGATTATCAGTATTAACTAGGTCGTTTGAATTAGGCGATCATACATTTAAAGTAAGAGTTCCAAGCGTTCAAGAAATTGAAGCCATTTATAATTACTTTAAAAATCCTAATGAAGAAAAAGTAGAACAAGAATATCAGTTAATGATAGCAGCTTTTGAGAATATAAAAGATCAAGAAGGTGTGGAAGTTAAAGATAATGACTTTATTATTGATGGCAGATCAGTAAGAGAAACTGCTAAAAATAAACATATATTGCAACACAGAATAGTTGAATATATTAAATTTCTAATACCTGAAACAGGATCATTAGAAGATATAACTTATCAAGATGTAGAAACTGAATTTCCATTATCTGTCCAAATGACTTTAGTGGAAAAAATTAACGAGGTTATTAGTCCTGACTATAAAGACATAAAGTCAAAGTAGTAGGCTCGTTAAGAACCCAAGTTCGGGCGGCTATGGTCTTTAACGGGCATACAATACAAGATATAGATGCGCTTGATGAGCATACCATGAATGAAATAACAGTCATGTATGCGGATGGGTTAGTTGGAAATAGAAGCTTATTAACTATGCAAGGAACTCTAGTTGCTGGAGTTTTTAATTATTTAAGAGCAAGTAATAGCTCACCCTATACTCTAAAAAGCGTTTTAGGTAGTGCTTATGAATATATTTATGGCATAGAAAAAGCTGATCCCAGCGAATCTTTACTTACATTTATGTCACAAGCACCTGACTTTAAAATGGACAGATTTCAAGGTAAATAACAATGGCAATTATTTCAAGGTTAGCGGTTTTACTTGGGCTTGATGCAGGCGAGTTTAATGCCAATCTAGGTAAGGCTAAAGAAAAAGTAGAAGGCTTTAGTATTGGTGCAAAAGCATCTTTACTTGCAATTGCGTATGCTTTTGCGGCTTCCGCTAAAGAAGCAGTTATGTTTGCGGATAGAATTGAAGAAGTAGCAAAAGCTAATGATATGTCAATTCAATCTGTATTGCGTTTGTCAAGCGCATTACAGTTAAGCGGTGGCAATACTGATGATGCTGGTAAACTTATGGCATCATTCGCTAATAAAGTTGATGAAGCCGCACAAGGATCAGAAAAAGCACAAAAAGCTTTTACATCTATTGGCATATCTCTAAAAGATTTAAGAACCCTCACTCCCCAAGAATTATTTGAAAAAACTGCAATTGCTTTAGCTTCTATTGAAGATACCACAAAAAGAAATGCTACGGCTATGGATATGTTTGGCCGAGCAGTTCGCGGCACAGATATTAAAAGTTTAGGTGATCAATTACAAGCCAATAAAAACAAATTTGAAGGCGCAGAGGAATCATTTACTAGAATTGCTAATTCTGTTGATCGTTTAGATAAATTAACTTTTCAATTAAAAGTTCAAATATCTAATGGCCTCGCGCCTGCTTTTGATATAGCAACACAAGCAATGGAAAGGTTTTTTGAAAAACAAAGCAAACTAATTGACAGATTTGCAGAAATTAGAAAAGAAGCTGGATGGTGGGCGGCTTGGAAAGATAAAGAAGGTATTGAAAAATATGTTGCTCCAAGTGAAAGAGAATTTGGATCAGTTCAAGGCGCTAATGTTCCTGGCATTATGTCAGGCATTGGTGGCGTAGCCGCAGATAAAAAAAATATTAGAGAAGTTACGGAAGCTAAAAATAAAGAAGCTGAAGCTGAAGCAAAAAAACAAAAAGAAGCTTTAAAAAGGCAACAAGAATTTTACGAAAAAGAATTATTAATTACTCAAGCTAAAGGTGAAAGATTACAAAAAGAAAATGAATTAGCTTTTGTTTCAGAAAATGAAAGAAAATTACAACTTGAATTATTTGATATAGAACAAAAGCGTAAACAATTAACTTTAGGTGATCAATTTGGTCGTAGGATGACTGAAGATCAAGCTAACAAATGGGCTGAAGCAGAAAAGGCTCGCGCGCAAGAAGCATATCAAATTGGTGAATCACAAAGAAGTTTTGAATTTGGTTGGAAAAAAGCTTTTGCTAGTTATACCGATAGCGCTACTAATGCTGCTAAAATGGGTGAGCAAGCATTCGTATCAGTTACTTCAAATATGGAACAAGCCCTAGATAATTTTGTATCGACAGGAAAACTTAAATTTGGTGATCTAGCTAGAAGTATTATTGCTGATCTTATTAAAATTCAAATGCGCGCACAAATAACTTCTATGTTTGGATCATTAGGAAAGATATTTGGATTTATGGGCGGCGGCGGTGGCGGTAGCGGTATGTTTACTGGCTCAACTGGCGAAATAGGCGGCTCTATTCATATTGGAGCTAGAGCAGGCGGTGGCGATGTTATGGGCGGATCACCTTACCTTGTAGGCGAACAAGGACCTGAATTAATAATACCAAGAAATAACGGAACTGTTATTCCAAATAATCAGTTAGGTTCTGCGATGGGCGGTGGCCCGCAAGTAGTGTATAATGGGCCTTATATTGCAAGCATGAGTGCTATTGATACGCAATCTGCTACACAATTTTTAGCTAAAAATAAAAATGCAGTATTCGCAGCCAATCAATCTGCTACAAGATCATTACCACAATCAAGGACATAAGTTATGTCACTAAATACAATATTATCTGTTTGTGAATCTATTGCCATTAACGATCAAAAGCTTGTAGGTCAAGTTTTAAGTCGTAATCAACGCATCTCTACTTCCGAATTACTTACTGTTCAACCTTTTGAATTTACTATGAAGCCAATGAATTATTTGCTTTATAGTCAAAACAGAACTGTATTATCAACCCTACGAACCAATGACAAAGCTACAGAACAGTTTTTAAATTTTGGCGTTACAGGTTGGCTTAATTATATTGCCTATCAAGGCGATATGACTTCCGTTCAAGTTGGTGCTTGTGCTTGGCAAACTTCCTCTGCAAATAAAACTTTAGTATTAGGTTCTTTACCTTCTATTTCTGCTACTGCTTACATTGTAAAAACAGGTGATTTTTGTCAAGTAGGTCGATATGCTTATATAGCAACTGCGGATGTTCAAAGAGGATCAGGCTCAACAGTTAATATTCCTGTTCACAGAAATCTTATAACTACATTAGCTTCTACTGTTCAATGCGTTATAGGGCAATACGGAACAACCATAGCGCTTGGTGGCGGAACTTATACAGGCACTACATTTCCTGTAATTTTAAAAGAATATCCAACTTATACATTAGTGCCTATGACCAATGATTCATTTATATCTTGGAATGGTGCTTTTGTAGCTTTTGAAGATGTCCTATGAATGTAATAGCGCCAGTAGATAATACCAATAATATAAGAATGGCGGATTTTGTCCGCGTAACTACTTATTCTGATACTGTAGTTAATGCTGGTTCTTTTGTTATAGGAACAACATATAAAATTAGAACGGCAGGCAATACTAACTTTACTTTAGTGGGCGCTTCTTCAAGTGCCGTAGGAACTGTATTTACCGCAACTGGTGTTGGCACAGGAACAGGAACAGTTAATGCTACCGCCATATATCGTTTTGCTACAACACCAAGCGCTTTAACCATTACCGCAGTCGATACTCAACCTTTTGACGCTCTTGGCGGATTAGTAAAAATTAATGATGTTCAAAGAGATATTAAATCAACGGCTAACGAAACATCAATTACATTAGTGGGTATTGATACTGCTTTATTAGGTTGGGTATTAAGCAATCAAATTAAAGGCTCTCTTATTGAAATGTGGCATGGTTTTTTTGATACCAATGGCGCATTAATAACTACTGGCGGAACTGGCGGTCTTTATAAATTTTTTACTGGCTACATAAACGCTTTTTCTATTTCAGAACAATGGATGGAAGAAATAAGAATGTATGTAGGCGTAATAAATGCTTCAGCTTCTAGCATTCAAATTATTTTGCAAAACAGAACTGCTGGTCGATACACTAATAATAACGCATGGACTTACTTTACACCTGGCGATACCTCAATGGCTCGTGTAGGTTTTATAGAAACAATCAATTACGCTTTCGGAAAAGATGTGTGATAAGATTTGCCAATAAATACGATAACGATAAGATAATAGAGCTGCTAAAAGATTTTGCGATTAAATCAAATAATCCAGTAACAAATAATCCTTTAGCTTGGTCAAAAACTTATATTGAACAGATATTAGCTGCTTTATATGCTGGTCATGGCTTTGTGTTAATTGATGATAAGCAAACAGACATATTAATAGCCGCAAAAACACAATGCTTTTGGTTGAAAGAAATATATCAATTACAAGAAGTTATGCTTACTGCAAATAATAAATTTGTTGTAGTTAAGCTAATAAAAGAATATGTAAGAATAGCAAAAGAAATGCTAGCCAAAAAAGAAATAAATCAAGCAGTTATGTCATCTTATGATGATCTTAAATTTGAAAGATATGGAATGAATAAATTAGAAATACATTGGGAAATTAAATGATTCATTTCATTATTACTTTTCTTTTATTCTTTTTAACTTGCGATTCTGCTTACGCAGGTGGATTTATTGCTGCCGCAGTTGGATTGTCAGGCTGGGCTGCAACTGTCGTTGGTTTTGCAATCAATATGGTTGCTTCCTCAATTGTATCTTCCATCTTTGCACCTAAACCCCCAAGCGCTGGTAATTTTGATCAAGGCACACAAAAGAATCCTGGCAGTCGCCAACAACTTCCACCTGCTGGCGATAACAAATTACCAGTTGTTTATGGTCAAGCCTATCTTGGCGGTCTTATTACTGATATGTCAATTAGTAATGACAATCAAAATATCTATTGGGTTATGTCTTTATGCGAAGTAACAAACACAGAAGCAGGCGGAATACCTGATGTTATTACTTTTGGCGATGTTTATTGGGGTGGCAAAAAATGTATATTTAGCACTACTGCTGGCGAAACTTATAAAGTAACTGGCTTGCTTGATGAATCAACAAACGAAACACAAGATATTAGTGGCAACATGGATATTTATTTATACAACAATGGATCAGCAAGCCCAACCAATAGCTCTATAGATGCTAGAACTGTTATGCAAACTTCAGGTTTAGTTTATACATGGGATAGCCAAAAGCTAATGACTAATACTGCGTTTGCTATTGTGCATCTTAAATACAATGCAGATAGAGCTTTAACTGCTTTACAATCCACTCGTTTCCAAGTAACTAATGCTAGAAAAGCTCCAGGCGATTGTTTCCTAGATTATTTTACAAGCACAAGATATGGTGCTGCTATACCTGTAGCCAATATAAATACAACATCTTTAACTGCTCTTAATACTTATTCTAACGCTTCATTTACATACATTAATTATTCAGGCGGAACATCAACACAAGCTCGCTTTCAATTTAATGGTGAGTTAGATACTAATCAAAAAATTATGCAAAACATACAAACAATGGCTGATGCTTGCGATTGTTTAGTAAAATACAATGAAATTACTGGCCAATGGGGCGTTATTGTTCAATCGCCATCTTACACAGTAGCTATGGCTTTAAGCGATACTAATATTATTTCGCCTATACAAGTAACACCTATTGATTTATCTAATTCATTTAATGTCATTGAAGTTAAGTTTCCTGATAGCACAGAAAAAGATACATTTAATTCTGCAACATTTAATTTGGCTACAATTGCGCCTGAATTATTATTCCCTAACGAACCAGTCAATAAACAATCCGTAAATCTATACTTAACAAACAATTCTGTAACGGCTCAATATTTAGCTAATAGAATGTTAGAAGCGGCAAGAGAAGATTTGAATGTCATATTAGAAATTGGCTATGCGGGGCTTCAATTAGAAGCAGGCGACATTGTAACTATTACCAATACAAATTATGGATGGGTAGCTAAATTATTTAGAATTACAAAAGTCGTAGAAAAAATAGCAGACACAGGCGAAATAACTGCTGAATTAACTTTAATGGAATTTAACCCTACTGTTTATGATGATGTAAATATAACGCAATTTACACCTGCACCTAATACTGGCATTGGTTCACCAACTATATTTGGCACTATTCCAGCGCCTGTTATTGTTAATCCTTATCCTTCTATTACTAACCCAGCTTTTAGTGTTCGAGTAACTTCATCTAGCGCTGGTATTACACAATATGCAGAGGTATGGTATTCAGCTTATGCTATTCCTACCGCATCTCAATATATATTTGCAGGCGTAACAGAGGTGCAATCTAACGGAAACCCTTACGGAATAAATACTGTATTGCCTGATGTTCAATTATTTAACATACCTGCTGGCGATTGGTATTTCTTTAGTCGTATGGTTAATAGTTTAGCTACAAGCGATTTTAGCCCCGCTTCTAGTGTATTTGTATGGCGACCAACCACATTTCAATATACAGATAGATATGTAGCCGTAGCTTATGCAGACGATATAAATGGTTCTACTAATTTTAGTTTTGACCCTGCTAACAGACTTTACTATGGTTTATGTAATCAAAGTGGCGTAACTGCACCTAGCACCGCATCTTCGTATAAATGGTATTTAGCAGACCCAGCTTTTGGCACTAATAAATATCTAGCTTATACAAACAGAACAGGTCGTAAGTTTAGTTTTGATACAGACTTTGCAGGTTACGCTGCGGGAACTGCTGCATTCGTTCCTACAACTACGGCTCAATTTGATTTTAGAATATGGTCAGCTTTACCTAATGGCGAAAATATTATTGATCTTGATCAATCAACAGGTCAAACAATTAAAACAGGAACGACTACCACAAGCACAGGGCAAGTAAAAATTGTTAATACTAACGATGGTCAGGTTGTAGCTTCTTTAGATCAATTCCTAGATTTTGGCGGACCTACTACATTTACCACTACGCCATCTTCAATTACTGTTGATATTTATGGTCGAGTAGTAGGCTTTTCAACACCTGATAGTTTTTTTATGACTATTGACAATTTTGTAGCTACTTCAGGGCAGACTGTGTTTAGCGTAACTAGAAATGCTAATTATATAATTGGTCAATGCTTGGTATTTCAAAATGGTTTATTGTTAGATGAAGCTGATTATACAGACGCGGCATCAAGTGTTACATTAACAACTGGAGCTGGATTAAACGACAATATAAACATTATTTCTATGAGAGCTATATCAACTAATATTTTTTATAACAATACTCATCTTAATGTTTTAAGTGTAGCTGGCGCAGTCGTTACTTGGAATGGCGCAAATATGCCATATCAATTAATAGATGTGGGTAGCGTTATAACTTTCGCTAATACAGGAAGCCCAACTCAATATACTGTATCTAGTGTTAATTATGCAACGCAACAAATAACATTTACCACTACTGTGACTAGCGTTTCAGCAGGTGCTGGTATATATGAATATAGAGCAGCAAACTCTAGCTATAGGGCATTTAGCAGATATGAAGCTACATTAACTAGCCAATCAAGCTACGAACCTACAGATTGGGATTTCCAATCAGGTTACGAACTTCCGTTTATGAATGGTGCAGTTTTATCAGATCAAGATTATGATATTACTGGCAATGAAATTAATCATTTTCCTAACATAACTTCAGGAAGATTGACTATAATACAATTTAGCGCAAATAATTTAACTACCCCTACTGGAACTCCAGTAAATGTGGTAACATATTCCGTAGCAAATCAAACAGGGTATGCTTTTATATTTACTGCTGGGTCTTTAAGTGTATATGCAAACGGAGCAAGATTGGTGGATGTTATTGATTATACAACGGCTACAAATAGCTACACTTTAACTACCGCATATACAAATAGCGGAACGATTTTACAACAACAATCATTCGCACGAGCTGGAAGTGCATAAGGGGAAAAAATGAGTAATGCTTTTAATTTAAGTCAATTAGCAAATTTTGTGGATTCATCAGGCAAGCTAAATGTGGCTACTGGTTCTACAGGAACTTTGCCAACCACACAAGGCGGAACTGGTTTAACAACAGTCGGCACTAATGGTCAGGTGTTACAATCTAACGGAACAAGTTTAACTTGGGCAACCCCATCTTCAGGTGGCGTAACATCACTAAATGGTCAAACAGGTGCGATTACTAATACTGCGGTTGATGCAATTGGTAGTTATGGAATGTTTTACAATGCGGGAAATGCTAATACTGCTTATGGCGCAACAGTTGCAGGATCAAGTTTGAGATATAATACTAACGATACTGGTGCAGTAAGTATTCCTACTTATGTTGGAGCTGGTGGAATGGCGCCTGCTATTTTTCAACAGGCGTATGGAACTAGCAACAACGCTACTTTTCCTGCTGGCGGAAGTTCCGTATCAGGAACTTGGCGCAGAATGCCACATGGAACTAGTGGCGCAATATATGTTCAACAAACAGGTGACAAAGGCGCAATTGAAAGAAGATGGGCCCCAGGTTTTTTTGTTAGAATTTCTTAAAGGAAAATTATGTTTACAATAGAACACGCAAAAGACTTAAAGTGGGATAACGCAGAACATACAAGTTTTACTTGTGTTGTTAAATATGCAGAATTTAATGAAGAACATCCTTCAGGAATAAACGCAACAGACCCTTATGCTCATATACAAGAATTATGGGCTAAAGGTAATGCGGGTGTTTATGGTGAAATTGAAGAATATGTAGCTCCTATTGTTGTGGATACAGTTATTCCTAGCACAACATTGACAGAGCCTACATTGACGCCTGTATTAAGTCGTCAAGAATTATCAGATAAAATTGCACAATTAGAAACAATTATTCAACAATTAGCAAACGATAAGGGAATATAATAATGGCTTGCCCTGATCCAAAATTTAGTATTGTTGCAAACACATGGGTTAAACAAATGCACTTTGCAAAAGCGGGTGATGTTAATGAAGGTCACAAACATACATTTGACCATCAAACTTTGTTAGCAAAAGGTAGTGTTAAAATTAAAGTAAATGGTCAAGAAACAAATTTTGTAGCTCCTCATATTATTTTTATAGGCGCAGGTCATGAACATGAAATGGTTGCTCTTGAAGATAATACTATTGTTTATTGTATTCATGCTTTAAGAGATGGAGATCAAGTTGAAGATATAATCGACCCTAGAGATGTTCCTAACGGAGTAGCTCCTTTAGTGCAAGGTGACGAAAGAAAATTAATACCTGCTCATTTAGTATAAATGAAAATAGTTAATGTTGTTCCTAATTATTTAGATAGCGATAAATGTGAATTATTAAATGCTTGGGTAAGGGGTAATATAGCCAAAGGTAATATTGAACATGGAATTACAGGTAATTGTCATACAAAAAAAACATATACTACGCCATTTAGATATACAACAAGGTTATCAGAAAATTATGAATACCCACAATTAGTTAGAGATATTCATAAGCAAATAGAAACAGAATTTAATTTAACTAAATGGTCAGAACCTAAACATACTCATGGCAAAGATGGTGTTGTAGTAAGTGCCACAATGCCTGATGGCGATGTTTATAAACATATAGACCCATTAGATTTAGACGGAACAAAGCATACTTTAAGATGCAACATACTTACATCTGAAACTAAAGGTGGTTTAATTTGGGTTAATGGTGAATCGTATCAACTTAAAAAAGGTGATATGATGCAGTATCTAGTATCCAAATACGAACATTCAGTAGAAAAAGTTATTGGTCAAGATGGTGATTTAAGAATTATGTGGATGTTTGGTTGGTATGTAGATGCTGACGAATGGGAAGCAAGTATTCAATAATATAAGACATAATTTCCGCCTTGCGTCAGAAAGATGCTGGCGTCATTTACCTAGTTAGGAAAAATTATGGCAATCTTTAATAAGAATACACTTACACAAGTAAGTGGATTCAGTAATCAAATTATAGCTGGCGAGTTAGTATATAACCAATCAACATATTGGAATCTATCCCTAGAAAACATTTTAGGATCACCAACTACATTAACGGGCGCAACAATAAACGCTCAAATTATTCGCAGACAATTATCCAATGTAAGAGATAGCCGTTATGGTCTTACTTTTGACATTGCCGATTATACGCCGCCCCCTTCCGCAATACCTTTAACTATTACAAACCGAGATGATGCACAAGGTTTATTTACGCTTGTGATTGACGATAATGCTTGGGGTTTAATTGCAAGTGACCCACAGTTAGACATTAACGCAGAAAATTGCGTAGGTTTTAGTGGTAGAATCAAGATTTCATATCCTGCAAGCGGATCAACGCCTGCAAACGATTTAATTATTTTTCTTTTATTTTTAGTCAGATCAGACGGGGTGGTAAATTAATATGGCTTCCGAAATTACATTAATAGTTGATAAAGGTATTATTGGACCAACTGGTCCAGCAGGTGCTTCAGGCAGTAATGGTCCAACAGGGCCAACGGGAACTGCTGGCGTTTCAATTACAGGTCCAACGGGAGCAACTGGTCCTACTGGCGCAGCTTCTTCTATACCAGGTCCTACAGGTCCAAGTGGCACAGGCCCAACAGGCGCAACTGGACCGACAGGACCACAAGGCGCAATTGGACCAACAGGGTCACAAGGTGTTCAAGGATTACAAGGCGTTCAAGGAAATGCTGGCCCAACTGGGCCGACAGGAAATGTTGGAGCAACAGGATCAATAGGCGCAACAGGCCCAACAGGGGCTGCTTCTACAATAGCAGGACCAACTGGACCTAGCGGAACTGGACCTACTGGCGCTCAAGGTAATAATGGTCCAACAGGCCCTCAAGGAATTCAAGGGATACAAGGTGATGTAGGTCCAACTGGCTCTGCTGGGTTAAACGGACCAACAGGATCACAAGGTGCAATAGGAGCTACTGGACCAACGGGCGCACAAGGTAATGTTGGCGCAACAGGTCCACAAGGGATACAAGGCGAACAAGGTGTTCAAGGCAATGTAGGTCCTACTGGCGCTCAAGGAAATTCAATAACAGGTCCTACAGGTCCTACAGGGGCAGCATCTACTATTGCTGGTCCTACAGGCGCGGCAGGAACAAATGGAAGCGTAGGGCCAACAGGACCTACTGGCGCTGAAGGTGCAGCATCTACTATTGCTGGTCCTACTGGTCCTCAAGGCATTCAAGGCATACAGGGCATTCAAGGCGATATTGGCCCTACAGGTCCAACAGGAAGTATTGGCAATACAGGACCAACTGGAGCAGCATCAACTGTTCAAGGGCCAACAGGACCAACAGGAAGTAATGGTGAAACTGGACCTACAGGTGCAAACGGAAATGTTGGAGCTAATGGACCTACTGGACCAACAGGAAGTAATGGCGCAGTAGGAGCTACAGGACCTACAGGCGCTCAAGGTGCTGATGGCGTATCATCAAGCTATTATCAATATCAAGCTGATACAAGTCAAACGAGCGGAACTCCAACAAGCGGTCATGTTTATTGGAATAATGCAACTCAAACTTCGGCAACAAATCTTACATTTAGTCATTTAACATCTAATGGTGTTGATGTTGATGTGTTTTTAGGTATCTTAAAAACAAATGATGTTCTTATTTTACAAGATGAAAGCAACTCTGCAAATTATCAAAAATGGTTAGTTATAGGAACTCCAACAATTGTTGCTAATACTTCTATTACTGTTCCTGTATCTTTAACTACTTCCGAAGGAACAGGAACAACTGGCTATGCAAATAACCATAACTTAATTGCTATTATCCAGTCAGTAGGCGTTACAGGACCGACAGGACCACAAGGCGCAATTGGACCAACAGGGTCACAAGGTGCAGTTGGCCCTACAGGAAGTCAGGGCGAGCAAGGTGTTGTTGGACCTACAGGTCCTCAAGGCATTGTTGGACCAACGGGCGCGCAAGGTGATACAGGGCCTACAGGATCAGTAGGACCAACAGGACCGACAGGTTCTCAAGGCATACAAGGCAACATTGGACCTACAGGGCCACAAGGCATTCAAGGAATACAAGGTGAAGTTGGTGCAATAGGACCGACAGGACCTACAGGCACAATAGGAAATACTGGCGTTCAAGGACCTACAGGCCCAACAGGTAATACAGGCGCAGTAGGACCGACAGGTAGTCAAGGCGACATTGGAGCTACAGGCCCAACGGGTTCTATTGGAGCAGTAGGGCCAACTGGACCACAAGGCATACAAGGAATTCAAGGTATTCAAGGTGAAGTAGGACCAACTGGCCCACAAGGAATACAAGGGGATGTAGGCCCAACTGGACCAACGGGAACTGCTGGTTCAAATGGAAGTGTTGGACCAACAGGACCTACGGGAGCGCAAGGTATTCAAGGTATTCAAGGTGTGCAAGGTGATATTGGCCCTACAGGACCTACAGGAAGTCAAGGAAATGTAGGAGCGGGTGGACCAACTGGCCCAACTGGATCAACTGGAGCTGCTTCTACAGTTGCTGGCCCAACAGGACCTACAGGAAGCACAGGCGATACGGGAGCTGGCGGACCGACAGGACCACAAGGCATACAAGGAATTCAAGGTATTCAAGGTAATAATGGACCGACAGGACCGACAGGAAATGCTGGAAGCACAGGTGCAGTAGGACCTACAGGCCCAACTGGAAGTAATGGAAGTAACGGACCTACAGGACCTACAGGAACTAGCGGATCAACTTTATTTACTTACGATCAATTTACTGCAACTGCCGCACAAACTACATTTACAACATCTCAAACTTATGTTTCAGGTAAGATAAGTGTATATTTGCAAGGTGTTTTAATGAGAAACGGATCGGATGTGACTGTAACAAGCGGAACATCTATTGTATTTGCAACAGGATTATCGGCGGGGCAATTAGTGGATGCAGCATATCCAAAAGTATAATTAACAATAAAGGATAAGATATGAAAATAGCGGTATATGCTATAAGCAAAAATGAAGAACAATTTGTAAAAAGATTCTGTGAATCAGCTAAAGATGCAGATTTAATTCTTATAGCTGACACAGGATCAACAGACAATACTGTTCAATTATCTAAAGACTTTGGCGCTACTGTTTATGATATAGCAATTACACCCTGGCGATTTGATAAAGCTCGCGATGCAGCATTAGCACTTATTCCTAAAGATTATGATATTTGTATATCACTTGATCTTGATGAAGAACTGCAACCAGGTTGGCGCGAAGAAATAGAACGAGTATGGAAAGATGATACAACTCGATTAAGATACAAGTTTGATTGGGGTCAAGGTATTGCTTTCTATTACGAAAAAATTCATGCTAGACATGGTTATCATTGGCATCATCCTTGCCATGAATATCCAGTAGCAGATAAAAGAATTACAGAGGTATGGGCGCAAACAGATATGCTGCTTGTAATCCATAAACCTGATCCAAGTAAATCAAGAGGACAATACCTTGATTTATTATTATTGGCGGTTACTGAAGACCCTAGATGCCCTAGAAATGCTTTTTATTATGCAAGGGAATTAACCTTTTATAGTAAATGGCTTGATGCAGTAGCGGCTTTAAACAAGTATTTAGATATGCCTGAAGCTACTTGGCCTAATGAAAGATGTTATGCCATGAGATTGTTAGGTAAATGCTATGACGCATTAGGTCAGAATGGCATTGAATGGTTTAAGAAAGCTTGTAAAGAAGCGCCTAATACTCGCGAACCTTATATTGAATTAGCTGAATCATATATGGCTAAAAATATGTGGCGCGAATGTTATGAAGCTGCATTAAAAGCATTAGACATTAAAGACAAAGCTTTAGTTTATACAATGCGACCTGATGTATGGGGTGCATTACCGCATGATCTTATTGCTTTATCTGCATATTATTTAGATATGAAGTGTGAAGCGCAACATCATGGTGAAATTGCAGTAGAATTAGAACCTAACAATGAAAGGCTAAAAACCAATCTTGAGTTCTATAGAAACGATTGATGACCACTTTGATTTTCTACAAAATAAAACAATCAAAGATATTGGCTCTGATAGTTACGATGGTAAAAATTATTTGGTTATTTTACTATCTGATGGTTCTATCTGCTATATATCTTCTAGCGACAGTTTGTTTATGGCTCTCGAGCGCCATCTCATTAATTAGTAGAAAGAAATAGTCATGGATATGCAAGAACATACGAAGCATGTATTAGATACAGTTTCGGGAGTTACAGTTTTAGGAACTGTTATGAAATTTTTACCAGCTATTGCAGCAGTTTTATCAATAGTTTGGTATTGTATTAGAATCTATGAATGGGCGCGTTCTAAAGTTAAAAAATAAACTATGCCTTTAAAAGACAAAAGTTATAGATGTCAGTATTTAAGAGATTGGAAGTCAAACAATCGAGAAAAGAATTTATTTCAACAAGCTCGATACAGAGCAAAAACTAAAAACATTTCGTTTGATATAGAAGTATCAGACATAGTTATTCCTGAAACTTGTCCCATTTTGGGACTTCCTCTAAAAAAAACCATTGATGGAAATCGAGATTTAAGTCCTAGCCTTGATCGTATAGATAATGCTAAAGGTTACATAAAAGGCAATATTCAAGTAATATCAGCAAAAGCTAATACAATGAAACATAATGCAGATAAAGAAGATTTAATTAACTTTTCTAATTGGGTGAAAGAAAATTATGGCAAATAAATATAGTGAAGCTGGCAAGGGATCAACCAATAAGCTTAAACAAAAAAGCTTGTATGATGAGAACTACGAAAAGATTTGGGGCAATAAAAAGAATAAGCTTTATGAAGAACGATATTATGATTCTGATGAAACAACTTCATGGGATCAAGATAAGGCTGATATGATTGGTCTTAATAACAATACTGGCGATCATTATATTAAATGATGTCATAATTGATATTATATCGTATTAATGTAAAGCATACTTTACATCCGTTTTCATTCAAATCATTGATTTATATAAAAAAAGTGAAAACAATTTGCATGAAACTTTAATAAAAAAGGGGCATTTTAAGCCCCTTTCTTACAAGCAAGGCTACCATCTAGCCCCCCTCATTTAAAGCTACTATTTATTCATTACATACATAGTAACTTCAAAACCAAATCTCATTTCTGTAGCTGCTGGAGTTGTCCACATAATATTTCCCCTTTAATTAATAAATACTGCAAATTAATTATGGGCTACATTGTGGCTTACGCCATCAGTAAAATCATTAAAATGGCATTGCTGAATCAGTTGCATTTGAACTTGATCCTGCACCATCTTTAGCTTGTGGCTCTCTCATTGTTACCCAGCCGTCAAAATTGACAGGGATAGATTCTATGAGAAGTGAAGTGCCACCTTGTTTATTGCTCATTGCCACACCTACTTTTTGCCATCTAGCTTTTGTTTCGCCATTAGCGTTAGTGTATTCGCCTGTTTTAGCGATTAGATCATGGGTTATTGCCATTTTTTATTTCCTTTAAGTTATTTACGATAGTTTCTATTTCAGACAAAAAGGCGATCACCGCATTTTGCATGTTATTAATATACTCATCATCTCGATAAATACGCTTTACGAATCCTTGTAAATGATCAGGCATTTCAGGATCATAAGATACAAGGTCGCAAAATTCTCTTTTTTCATTTCCATTAGAACCAGGAACGCAAGCCAATTGCCATTGCACCTGATCATAATACTGTTCTAATTGTTTACCGCCTGTTAGGATGTTATCTAAATGGTTTTCGGGATTAGGTATCTTAATTTCAATTAAAGAATTAGTAGCTTCTACTAACCCGTCAGGGCTACATTGAGCGCCGTCAATGAATGGGTGTAAAACAATTGCTACTTGATCCACAAAGGTATTATATTTAACTTCATACCATGCCCTAGCCATAGGTTCTAAATCGATTCCTCGTTGCATTGCAGGCGTTTTATAGGTATCTAATTTCTTACCCGTCAATCTTTCTCTAATCAATTCATTCTTATACTTTTTACGAGTTAAAGATTCAGCGCCACCTCGACCTTCAGTTAAAAGATCAGCAACTCTTGAGCCACCAATCTTGCCTATTCTTAAAGCCATCCATTCAGGACTGCCTTGCTCTATGCCTTTTATTATTCTATCCATTTAAGTTTAAGTTCCTATAAGTTACGCCATCGTGCCATTGTTGGTCGGTTGTTTTGTCATAAAGACCTATTACTTTATCGGGATGAAGAAGCAAAGGCTTTTGATCTTTAAAGCAAAATGCATATAGCAAAGGACATCTTTCAGAGCTATACCATTCCATAAACATTGGAAGCATTTTAATTTCTGAAGCTTTAATATTGGCAGTTCCCTTAACCATTATTAACCCAGCTTTACCATTATTGTTAATATAAAAATCAGGCATATTTCTAATAAAAGTATTTAAGTCGTAAAAGTTAGGGATAGGATCGTTCTTCTCATCAAAGCCTAATCGCCTATAAAAATAACCTTTAGATTGACAATAAGCTTCAAACAATACTTCCGCTATATTAACGACATTATTTCTTTCTTTATAAGAATATGCGCCATTCATAGTTTAGGGCTTTGAATTTTGCCATAAAGAGGGGCTAATAAATATTTATCACCCATCTCTCTTTTAAGCCTTTGAATCTTTGTTCTGCGAGCTTCTATTTCTTCTATTTCTTCAAAGGTATATTTAAATTCAACGCCATAAAAATTACTGTTTCTCATGCCTTCCATCATAGCTCCGCCTTTCTTTTATCTTTAGCTTCAATAACTAATTTAGATAGAGTTCGATCATTCTTAACTTCGCCCATAACAAAATTATAATTAGACTGTAGTTCTTCTAATGACTGTGATTGACTAATTCTTTGAAGATAGTCGGCTGCATTAAGAACTGCGGATTGGCCATCATCATCGTCTGCATAAAGCAAGCACAATGCAGAAATCGAGTATCTGCGAATGTAGCTTGTGGCCGAAGCCAATCCCTGTGGATCTTGCTTTTGAATAGGGCAGACGGCAGTATCTTCCAACCACTCGCCCGAGCTATGAAGTAACCTCGTTGTTAGGTGAAGTTTATTGTCGTCTGAAGGGCTTAATGATTGAAGGATAGCAATACCATTATTATTGAGTGGCGCTTTAACGGCATCAATAACTGAATTGATATTGGCATACTTGGATTTGTAATGAGGATTAGTTGAATCTTTAACGGCAAATCTAATTTCTTTTTGCGCGGATACTAAAGCTTCAGCTATCTGTTTGATGCTTTCGGATGTTTTCATCTTATCTTGTCCTAAAAAGTTTCGTTAAATTACATGCGAGATTGTATCATTATATGCCCATCTTGCAAAACTATCTCTTTCATAGTTTTCAGCTATGAATTTTGCTAGTCTTTTAATTTCCGCATCGTATAAATCTTTAATGCGGCCAATCTTATCATCCTGACGATCATAAAGAATATTTTTTACTTGATTCTGAAGTTCAATCTCATCGTAAAAATCAGAAAATACTTCAGCGTTAAAAGTAATATGATGCTCAATAAGCTCTTGTAAAGAGATATGAGGTTCTAGGTCTAAAAAATCAGGATCAGGATTCATCATAGTTTGAATATGAATCTTGTGTTGCATCTCTCGTTGCTGGTCACTCATGGAAGCTCCCGTAACTTGTTGATTTGTGCTTATTTTATCCTTATCTTCTTGATTAGGCAACATTTTTATTTCCCCATTTATAAGTATCTTTAATTTTTATCCATTTAGCTTCGGCGGCTTGAAGAAAAGAATATTCATCTAATTTAGCTCCGTCAAAAGTTTCATCGCCAAATTCATCTAATTCACCTTCATCATGAGAAGTCCAAGCTTTTTCAAGATTTTCAGAAATAAGTTGATTGGCTTTGTCATACCAAATAACGCCACCATTTTTAAGATTAAAGTATTCGCATTTATATGGATCACTTGCTTGGTCAATTAACCAAAACAATTCTTCAAGGTCACGATAAGCAAATATACCTACTATTTGTCTATCATCATAATGACGAACTAATGCGGTAGCCATATTATTTACCCATCCATTCAAATACCATTGGAGTTAAAATATAAAGGCAGATTGCAAACCAAGCCCAAAAGGCGGTAGCAAAGATACATCCGAGAATTAAGTCTTTTTTCATCTTGTCTTATCCTTTCTTATTCAATTTCTGATTTATAGGGATCAATTTGTGTTTGCACATACTCGTAATTACCACTTTGCGAATTATGCTTGAGTTTTGAATTAGGTGCAACAAATTCATATTTGTCGGCAGTCCAATTATATTTGAGCTTGGCTTCTTTAGGGGCGTAGTTATATTTATTCTCAACCCAATTGTATCGAAGCTTGGGTGATTCACCCCCGACCGCCATGATCGGAAGTGCGATTAATAGTGCGGTTAATAATTTTTTCATACCGCACCCCTAATTATTTGACCTGTAATTACATCAACAACTATTTCACTTGAATCAAAGTTTGCATTTATATCGCAAAGTTCTTCCTCTGAATAACCATTTTTTTGACGCATTAAAATATATTGTTTTAGGAATGAATCATCTTCTTCAGATTTTGTTGCAAGGCTAATTGTAAGTGTTTGTTCTGAAATTTTGCCATCAATCCAAGCTAATTCAAGAATGTCGCGCGGTGGGACAGAGTTGTTAGAATTCCAACGGATAACGCCATTAGCGTCATGATGATAATCATATTGATCAAGTTTAGCTACAAATTTAAAGTCTTTTGTTTGAAGTTTCATTTTAGTTTCCTTATAGTTTCTTGTTAATAAATTGTGTTGCTAGGTGTTATTATGCCTATATCAAAATTAAATACAACTATTTTTTAAAATATTTATGAAAAATAACGAACACCTGGCACAGACTTTGCTTATTAAATGGTTTAGGCTTCAATATCCATTAATGGCTAAATGTCTATGGGCTATCCCAAATGGGGGCGCTAGGCATATAGGAACGGCCATTAAACTTAAACAAGAGGGGGTAACCGCAGGGGTAGCTGATTTGTTCCTTATGATCCCAGCAAATGGCCTTCATGGGCTATTTATAGAGATGAAGAAGGATCGAAGTGCAAAATTACAACAAAATCAGGAACAGTTCCTTATTTTAGCAGAATCAATGGGTTATGGTGCGGAAGTGGCTTATGGATTTGAGGAAGCTCAAAAAATAATACAAAAATACTTGCGCGAATCATAAAAACTGGTTAATAATAAAAAAGGACACGATAAGAGAAAGGGAACTAATTGCATTATTATCAACATAACATATCAGATTACAGGGCTGACACAGGCCACTTAACCCTGTTAGAGCATGGTTGTTATCATCAACTGCTCGATCAATATTATCTTAATGAAGAACCGCTTCCATTAGATATAGACAAAATATTCCGATTACTTTCAGCGAGGACACAAGATGAAAAGAGTGCTATTAAAAATGTGCTTAAAGATTTCTTTATTGAAACTGAAGCTGGTTTTATTCAAAGAAGGTGTGATAATGAGATTAAATTCTATCACGAACGGATAGATTCAGCAGTTGCGGCAGGTCGTAAGAGTGCCGAGAAACGGGCGAATTCCAACGGGCGTTCAACGATCGTTCAACGGGCGTTCAACCAACTAATAACTAATAACCAAGAACTAATAACTAATAACCATATAGATATATCATCCGATTTCGATATATTTTGGCAGGCATATCCTCGTAAAGAAGGAAAGCAGGCAGCAAAAAAAATTTGGAATAATACAAGACCTAACTTACAAGATGTTCTTAAAACTCTTGCTTGGCAGAAAGAAAGCAAGCAATGGTTTGAGAAGGCTGGGCGTTTCATCCCTATGGCAAGCACCTATTTACGCCAATCGAGGTATTTGGATGAGCCGCCTGTATCAGTAACATTTTAGGAAAGAAGATGATCAATGAAGTCTTATGTTTATCAGCTCTTATGTGGGGCGAAGCAAGGGGTGAAGGCAATATTGGTATGGTTGCAGCAGCTTATACTGCAATTAACCGCAAAGCCGATCCAAATTATCCGAAAACTATTTGTGAAATAATTAGGCAGCCGAAGCAATACCAATTTTTGGATTATGGTATGCCTACTAAAACACAGATAGCTCATTTAGAACCGCTTGCAAAAGCGATTTTAGAAAAAAGGATAAGCGATCCAACAAGGGGCGCAAAATGGTTTCATACTAAAAATATAAAACCATATTGGGCTAAAGATAAAACGATTAAATTATCATACAATAATCATATATTTTATTAGATAAGAAAAGGACAAGAAATGACACAAGATACAACAATGGGTAATTTAGAAACTTGGGTTCGTCAGTTAAATGGCGAACTCAATGTTCAAGATATAGCAAAAACTAGACCAGCTCCAATAGAGGATGTAGTAGCTACCTATTCGGTATTTTTAAGACATTATGATAAAGTTGGACTTTGTGCGGCCACAAATAAAAGACGCGCTAGTCGATGTAATGTAGAATTTGTATTTGATGGCAATACCCGTAAACTTAAAAGCGTTAGATTGATTAATCAAGATGAAGAATAAAGAACCTGATACTAAAGAATGGCTTTTAAAAGTTCACAGACAAACTCAAACTGATCTTGAGTATAGAAAGGCATTGGCTAGAGATGTCAATGAGCTTGTAGAAGCTTTAGATTGGATGGTCGAATCTTTTACTCAAGGCGATGCAAGATGGAATGATGTTCCTTGCGTTAGAAATGCGAAGGTTATATTAGAAAAACTAAAAGGATAAGACAATATGGAAACTGTGAAAGCTTGGATGATAGAAGAATTTGATAATAATAATAATTTAGTTTGGAAAATGATTTCATTCTTTCCGCCCGACAGTTTGGAGTGGATGCGAGATATTCGTGGTAAAAAGCATAATTTAGTTATATCCGAGTTAGGAGTTATTACTTCTAAAAAAATCAATGGAGTTGAGAAGAAATATGATTCTTCAAAATTTGTGGTTGGCCTTTAAGGTTGTTAGTTTTGCTTTGTGGGCGATTGTATTCTTGGTTGTTTCACTCATCTTATTTTATATATGGGAAGAATTTAATGACTAGATTTATAGATTTTGCAATAAAAATATTAATAGTAGGCGGTCTTTTTGGTATATTTTTAGGATTATCATTAGTGTTAGAATTAACATTTATCCGATGAGTAACTTTATGGAAGTCTTATTTCGTTATTTAGTCTTTGATGATTTAGGCGAACCTATCCGCAGATTTAGAACAAAGCATGAAGCAGAATGTTATATTTTGCACAGAGGTAATCATACAATTAAAAAATTACCAGCTCCACCAAAAGAAAATGTATTTGATTTAATAACAGACGAACCATTATTTTGAGCCATATTTTAATTATTATTACAGGTCTTATCTATTCATATATTAGCATTGAGCAATTTTATCTTGGCAACAATGGAATGGGTATTTGCTATTTTGGTTATGCTTTAGGAAATGTTGGCTTGTATATGATGGCTAAATAAAAGGATTATTAATGACACTAGAAGATAAGATAAGTTTTAAATCTATGATGGATACTCTTGCATCAATCTATCAAAAACAACCATTGGATCAGAATACTTTAAGAGTTTGGTTTTATAAACTTGAAAAGTTTGAATTTAGTATTGTCACTAAAGCTTTTGATAAGCATATTGATAACAGTAAATTCTTTCCCAGTATTTTTGATATTTTGCAATTATGCAGGGAAAAGCCAATTGAATTTGCCAGGTTAGAAGCACCGAAACTATCTAAAGAAGCTAATGCGGTTTATGCGGCAAATGTAAATAAATTTGTGCAGGACATAAAGAGTGAAGATAAGAAGCTAAAAGACATGAGGGCTTGGGCGCATCGTATTATTGCTAACCCAAAAAATTATCCAGCAATTTCACTTGAATTCGCAAAGGAAGCTATAAATGCAAAATAAATGGAGCAAAGTAAGTAAATATTGCATTGAACGCAATAATTTTTATATTTCCCGATACACTCTTGCCGATGGCGCAAATAGATTTGTATTATGGGATGGACACAAGATGATTAAAATACACGATGACGCAAAGGTGCTAAAAGATGAAGCAGAAAGATTGGATAGTAAATCAACAGAACTTGGGCAATCTCACGACTTATTTGGAAGGCTTAATCAAAGAAGGAAAGACACCTCAAGTTACGATCAAAGAAAAAGTTAGCGGTGATAAGAGGTCGATTGAAGCAAATAAGTTCCTGTGGGGTAGGTTATATAAAAGCATTAGTCAATTTACAGGCTACTTACCTATGGAAGTGCATCTTCTATGCGGGCATCTTTTCCTATCTGAACAAAAGACTATTAATGGAGTTCAAGTTCCTTATGTTCGCTCAACAACTGATCTTACAGTCGAGGAGTTTACATCTTACATACAGAATATTGAGAGTTATTTTGCCCAACTAGGATGGTCAAGTGACTAAAGACGAAAAAAACCATTACGATAAACTGTCACAATTAGGGTGTATAGTTTGTAGGAAAGAAGGATGGGGTTATAGTCCACCTCATATTCACCATATTAGGCATGGTGTAGGGTTATCCCAACGCAGTCATTGGTCGCTTGCCATTCCCTTATGCCCTAATCATCATCAAAATGGCGGTTATGGGATAGCGTTACATGCAGGACAAAAAGAATTTGAAAGAAAGTTTGGATCGGAAGTTGAGCTATTGCAAGAAACAATCAAGTTAATGAGGACTAAATTATGATAGAATTATTATTCGGCGTTATCGTTATGATAGTCGCCATTTATTTTATGGGTAGGTAATTTAATGCCAACTGCACCTTTTAACACCAAGTGTCGGGAATTAGGTTGCAAGAATGAAAAGACTAGCCGATCCACTTTTTGTTCTGATCATGGTGGCGGTGTAACAGAAAAAGGCAAAGAAAATAGTAAGCTTTATGCAACTGCTTTTTGGAAAAAACAAAGAGTTATTCAATTAAGTAAGAAGCCATTATGTGAAGCATGTTTACTTGAGGGCAAAGTGGTTCAAGCAATTCATATAGACCATGTATTTCCTCACAGACAAGATCAGAATAAGTTTAGAAGTAATCTGTTTCAAAGTTTGTGTGCGCCGCATCACACACTAAAAACACAAGAAGAAAATGAAGGCAAGTATTTATATTATTCAGATAACGGATTAATTACTTATACAGACGCGGATTATGGCCAAACTATTAACCAAACAAAATCTGCGCAAGATATATAGAGCGTTATCATCATTACCGCCATTTAATGAAATGCGTGGTATGCCCCAAGCTCATCGAATAACATTTTCTGTAATAAATACAAACGAAGTAATGGGTTATTTTCATACTCACCCAATGCGAATTGAAATAGATAAGATGTGTGATACTTGGGATAAGATATTTGTAACTATGCTTCATGAGTGTTGTCATGTTTATTTATTTCATAATGGATATGACGATTACGATCAGCATGAAGAAAGATTTAAGAAATTAGCAAAAAGAGTATGCGATGTTTATATTGGACTTGATGTAAAGGAGTTTTAATGAATAAAGTTATAACATTTATATTGGCGCTTATTATTGGCGGACTATTAGCAATTATTTCTGACCAAGTATTTGCGGCCGATACTAATATCACTACAAATATGAAAGGCATGCCTGTTCCTTCAGCCATTGCGCCTTCTATTTCTACTATGAATCCTAAAATATGTAAAACAGGTGTAAGCGGCGGGGCTAACACAGGTGTTGTATCTATTAGCGGTGGATTTACAGTTGAAGATGAAAATTGTGCAAGAGTAGTTAAAGCTGAAACTTTATCTAATCTAGGATTAAAAGTAAGTGCGGTAAGTTTAATGTGTCAAGATGAAGCTACATGGGAAGCAATGGAAATGGCAGCTAGCCCTTGTCCATTCGGTGGCTCTTTAGGCGATGTTGCTAGACGCGCTTGGTTTAAACGATACCCTGAAAGATTCTATAAGTTATATGGTTCGGACTTTAAGCTTCCTGTTATTGCTGATAAGCAGTAATGCTTATGCTTGGTATTGCACTTATGTTCCTGACAACAACGGATACATAACAAATTTACAATGCTATGACATTGATGATGCAACTGCGCTTACAGGATATTGGTGTCCTTATTATCCTAATGATCCAATATGCGCACCTTATATTCAGCCAGCTTGCACAGACGCTACAGAAACTAGAACCTTATCATGCCCTATAAATTATTCAGGTGCATTAAATCAGGTTAGGTATTATACTTGTAGCGCAAGTAGTTGGTCTGCTTGGCAAGATAGTTCAAATAATTGTGTTGCTGATCCGCCAACTTGTGTATCAACGACAGAAACAAGGGCTTTATCATGCGCGAGTGGTTACGAAGGATTAATAACGGAATTAAGAATTTCCCAATGCTCCGATCCGTATGGTTTGCCAACTTGGACTGCATGGTCGGAAACATCCAATACTTGCAAGATGACATTAGACAATCAGGACAATGTAACAAGCCCTGTGAGTGTAATAAGCCCTATCAATCCGAGCGGAATACTCAACACAAGTGTTACGCCTACGATAACAGAATCTGTGATTGCACAAACAGATATTGTGCAGACATTTAGTAATGCATTGAATAGCACTACAAGCGAAGTCAAAAGCGAATCTAAAAAAGAAGATACCAAATCAGAAGATAAGAAAGATGTAGAAATTGTTCCTGGATTAGGAATAGTTTTGAGTTTGGCTTTATTACAAAGCCCAAACAATTTAACTCAACCGAATATGGTTGATTCTTATAATTTAACGCAGGAAAATGATTATGGACTTCAACAAGGAATTTATATGGGGCTTATCACTCAAACAAGTATTTCTGATAGGTTCAACGCTTATAGCAGTCGTAGGAACGCCGATTTATTATGGAATTACGACTTTCAACAAAATGCGTTCAGTCGTTGATTCATACGATGAAAGCAAAGTGCAAGCATTAGAAATTCAAATGAAAGCTCAACAAGAGCGTTTATTAGCTATTCAAGATTCAAGCATTAGAATTAACGAGAAAGCATCAGACGCTATTGCATTGGCTCGTGAAACTTCAGCTATTGCTCGTGGATCACAAAGAGAAGTAGAAGCATCTTTATCAAGCGTTCGTTCTGAAGTTAAAGCTCAAATAGATGGCTTAAACACTCAAATGAAAGCTATACAAAAATCAATGACTAACCCAATAGGAAATTAATATGCTTACCCTTATATCATCTTTACTATCATTCTTTAGTGGCGGATTGCCAAACATTCTTAACTTTTTTCAGGATCGCTCTGATAAGAAGCATGAGATTGAGATGTCAAAGCTTCAAACAGAAAAAGAATTGCAAATGGCAGAGCGAGGTTATATTGCTCAAGCTAAAGTAGAAGAAATACATTTAGAACAATCCCAAGTAGAAGCACAAGCGCAAGAGCGCAATGCTTTATATCAACATGATATTGAAATATCTAAAGGCGCATCAAGATGGGTAGTAAATATTAGAGCTTTAGTAAGGCCTGTAATTACTTATGGATTATTTAGTTTGTTAGTTTTTGTAGAAGTGTTTGGTTTCTTTTATGCCATTCGCACAGGTGTTGATTTCCAAATAGCTATGAATTTATTATGGGATGACGAAACACAAATTATATGGGCTTCAGTTGTTTCATTTTGGTTTGGCACACAAGCGTTTAAAAAATGAAGATATGCGATAAAGGTTTAGCAATCATAAAAAAATATGAGGGCTTTTATAATAGGCCTTACCTATGCCCTGCTTTAATTTATACGATTGGTTACGGCCATGTCTTATATCCCGAACAGGCAAGATTGCCATTAGCACAACGAAAAGCATATCCACTAAAAGCAGAACATAACAGAGTATGGAGCAAAGAAGAAATAAATGATTTACTTATTAAAGACCTTGCACGATTTGAAAGAGGAGTTACTATGTTATTCCCTGTGTCTTATCGATTTAGTCAAGGAATGTTTAGTGCCTTATGCTCCTTCGCTTTTAATTGCGGGACAGGATTACTACAACGCTCTACTGTTCGCTCTGCTTTGTTACGCGGTGATAAGGATATGGCGGGCGCATCGCTATTGAAATATAATCGTGGTGGTGGTAAAGTGTTAAACGGATTAGTTAAGCGTAGGCAAGATGAATATAATTTACTAATGACATAGGATAAGACAATGGATAAGACAGAAATATTAAGAATTGCTAATGAATATATAACTAAAGACCGACAGACTACTCATGGACAAGCAGAGAACAACTTTGCTAACATAGGAAGATTATGGTCGGCTTATCTTAATCATCCAATCACACCTCAAGATGTTGCAATACTAATGACGCTACTTAAAATTGCTAGATATAAACACAGTCCATCTCATGTTGATAACGCTATTGATATGTGTGGCTACGCCGCATTAGCAGGCGAGTTAGGTCAAGGTGTTAATAATGAATCGAAGTAAAACCGCTAATATATTGAATAACTTAAACATTTTAGAGGTGCTAAACGAG